TCCCATTTCTTATTATTTATGCCGAATGTTGTGACCTCATTAATATACTTTCTGGTCTTACGGCTGCGAATAGTAGGAGGTTGCGTTTGAGCGTATGGTTTTACTTCGATAAGTATAGTATCAGTAGCACCTCTAGCAGTGCGTACCTTGATAAGAAAGTCAGGGTAGTATCTATGAAGACGGCCATCAAGAGGTGATCTGTAAGGGATAACTACTTCTTCACTCGACCATTCCAGCACATTTGGGTTGTTATCGCAATATACCATAAACATTCTTTCCCAACTGGAGCGATAAATAATACAATCGGGATCACCTTTGTACTTGTTAGGATTGCGTGGTTTATAGTATCCCTTATGTGTTCTCATTAAACTATTTAGGTTAGCAAATGGCAGACTTAATCGATAAAGTCACTAACGCAGCATCTGACGCGCTTGGACCTATCCAAGACTCTCTGACTGGTGGAGGAGGACTGATGTTTCCTAGTGATCTAGGATCAAGAGCCGTCCACTTCCAAGTACAGACCAGAACGAGACAAACAGATAGAATAGGAACTTCTACTAAGGCAGGTGCAACTATTGCGCTACCAATACCTAGTAACCTATCAACAGGTTACGGGGCTCAGTATGCTCAGCAGGGATTGGGAGTACTTGGTAGCGAAGCAGCTAGTTTTGTACAGCAAGGTAAATCAATAGCAGACTTACAGAGTAATGGCATCGAATATGTAAGCGAGCAAGCTAAGGCAATTGCTGCCTCTGCTTCAGTTGAGGTAGCTGGTTTGATAGGTGCTGCGGTAGGTGGTCCTGCTGCAGCTGGATTAGGAGCTGCTGGTGCTGGTATTGCTGTAGGTGCTTTAAAGGGAGCTGGTTTAGCAGTCAACCCACACCTAGCTGTATTGTTTGAGGGAGTAGGTTTCAGAACACACTCATTCCAGTATAAGTTCTCTGCAAGATCACAAGCTGAGTCGAACGCTCTTGCTGATATCATCACTACGTTTAAAATCGCCATGCATCCTACCGAAGAAGGAAAAGCATTCTTTAATTATCCCGATGAGTTTACAATAAGTTTTCCTAGTAACAGTGAGTTCCTATTTAAGATTGGTACTTCTGTGCTTCAAGACTTCCAAATCAACTACACTCCAGACGGTGGTTCTTACTTCCATCAGAACGGAGCTCCGGTGTCGATATCAATGTCACTTACGTTTATGGAGTTGGATATCTTGACCAAGAAAGAAATAGCGGGAGGTCGATAATGTCCCATATGTTTGATAACTGGCCAACCCTATCGTATGATCTTGATAAGAAAGGTAATCCATTACAACTAACCAATATCACTCTTAGGTACAAGATCAATGAGCTTCTATCGTCCAAGTATGCTGTGGTTTACGAGTATGATGTAGTAGATGGTGAGAAGGCTGATATCATAGCGTATAAGTATTATGAAGATGCTACTTTAGATTGGGTAATATATCTTACTAATAATATCATTGATCCACAGTTTGATTGGCCAATGGACAGTCAATCATTCAATAGATATCTACGAGCCAAATACGGTTCCCCTGAAGCTGCTAAGCAACAACATCACCACTACGAAAAAATTTTGAGGTCTCAGCAAATTTTTTCAGACGGTACTACAATTGCTCAGAAAACAGTGATAGTCGATAAGGACACATATGACCTCACCAGTCCAACACTGCGGCAGCAAGTGGATAGTTACACACATGAGCTGCGACTTAATCAACAAAGATCACGAATAAAAATACTGGACAAGCGTTACGTAAGAGATCTGACAAGTACTTATGATAAACTAATCAAGCAATCTCGCGGATAATTGATTTATGACTCAGCTACACCATCCTCACTCAGTTGAATACGAACTGACTCTATCATCTCCTCTCAATCAAAGTCTAGAACTTAGCTTAATGGTTGCTGAGATTAACATGTATGAGGATATGTTTGAAGGGTTCATGAGGATAGAGGTAGTACTTAATGATGGTATAGGTCTAATGGACAAGTACCCTATAGTCGGTGATGAAGAGTTAGAATTCAAATACTTTATCCTTCAGAAGGAAGTATTCTTCGAAACCTTTAAGATTTACAAGGTATCTAACAGAACATTGACTAAAGCTCGCGAGCATTCAGTAATCTTACATGGCATCACTCTACCAGGATATAAGAATTCTTTAGAGTATGTGTACAAGCCTTTCATCAATACTAAGTGTGATGATATAGTATTTGACATGTACTACGAGTATCTAACGGACTTTGGATCAGAAAGTAAGCCGCTAGAGATGCCAGTTCCTACCGAAAACAACTACACAAGAGTCAGCTCAGGACAGAATCCATTACAGCTAATAAATTTTATAGCGGCGGAATCCAAGAGTTCGAAGGCAAAAGACTATCAAAACGCCTCAAATTATGTTTTTTTTGAGGACAGTAAACAGTTTAACTTTGTTCCTATATCGTATTTGTTTAACAATAGTCCAATCAGAGATTTTTTTCTCAATGTTCCTCAAGATAAGCGTCAGAGCGAAAAAGGCGAAAATACGTACCCGGGAGAGGGAATCATTAGTATGACCTTTCCTCAGTCATTCGACGATTTAGATAGTTTAAACAGGGGAACGTACTTAAATGAAGTGAATATTATCGATCCAGTACTGAAACGATTCAAGATGCATCCGATTCAAGAGCCGGATAAGAAGAAGCATCAGTTCAAGTATGAGAGAGATTTTGACAACTTAGATCATCTTCCTAACAGTGGCAGCAAGACTATTAGCCCGCAGAGTGATATCACCAAAGGAAAAAAACCTTATGCTGTACATAGACGGATGATGATTACACAGTACGAGAAAGGGAATGAAAAGTATCCTGATAACTCCTCTAAGTACTTTGAGACGATGAAGCCTATTGTACCCGGTGATCAGTTGCTAGATCCTAGACAACGACATAAGACGCTGCCAGAGTCGTTACATGAATTCAATAACCTATTCAATCATGTGGTAGAGGTTCATGTTCCCGGGGATCCACAGCTGAGAGTTGGCCAAATGATTACACTAAGTGTACCACAGCCTTCTAAGTTCAGCAGCGATGCAACTAAATTTATTATGCTATACGGTCAAGAGGCTACCTTCCTTATAACAGCCGTACGGCATTTGTATAGGGGTAGCGGTGATTCGTATACTATGGTTCTCTCTTGCAGTAAGGAATCATTCGGTAAGAAGCCTGAAGGGATGAAAGTTGTATGAATATGAAGTTAAAGGAATATTAAGTGAAAGTCAAACAAGAGTTCTTTGGTTTTAATCCTATTATGTGGATGGGAGTTGTTGAAGACAACAATGATCCTGTTAAGTTAGGCCGTTTGAAGGTTCGTATCTTTGGATGGCATAGTGGTTCTCCTAAAGATGTTGATGGTGAGCAGGGTGTAAAGACTGAAGACTTACCATGGGCTCAGGTGATGCAGCCTGTTAACAGTGGTCCTAATAGTGGTGTCGGTGGTCCATTGACTGGCATTCAGCAGGGCACTTGGGTAATGGGTATGTTTCTCGATGGAGAGATTGCACGTGAGCCTATGGTGATGGGTTCTATTCCTGGTATTCCTACTGAAGCTAATCCCAATCCTAAAGATGGAGATCCTGTAGAGGGCTTCTATGATCCGGATGGTGTGTATCCAAAGACTACTATGAACTGGGGTCTAGATGAACCAGACACTAATAGACTCGCTCGTAATGATAACGTCAAGGTACATGGTGATAAAGCTGANTATGNNCACACTGTTATTAGACGTAAGTATATGAACGGGATGGATACCGATATGGGAGGCGGTGTTAGATTCGAAGAGCCTGTGCTTAAAGAGTGGAGTGACTTTAAATCTAAGTATCCAAACAACAAAGTACTAGAGACTACCAGTGGTCATATCTTCGAAGTGGATGATACCCCTGAATTCGAACGGATACATATCTATCATAAGAACGGTTCGTATATTGAGATGGGTGGTGCTTGTGGTCCTGGTAACCGTATCGACAAGGTATCAGGCGACTGGTATCAGCTAGCAAAGAGAAACTTTGTACAGGCAGTGCATGGTAACATCGATGTAGCTGCTGTGCACGAGACTCATCTCACTAAGACCTTCACAGCTGTAGGTGCTAGTATCAAGCTAGATGCCCCTGTGATTTACTTAAAAGGTGTAGTTGAACTTGGCGATGGTGGCTTCCGTAATGGATACAATGGTAGCTTTGTTGATATCAATGGCGCAGTTATTCAAGTTGTTAATGGTGTGATAAAAGCTAAGATGGCTGGGAATTAATTATGGCAAGTAGTTTAATAGACATTCAGAAAGACGTGCAGGATGCAGTACGCATTGCTAGGTTTGGACAGGACACTCTCAAGAAGCTAGAGCTTGATACAATTACCTATAAGGTATTAGACTTCGAAGGTAATGAGGTCGCGTCCTTCGAAGGACGAGAGAATTCAGAGAAGGCTCATCTCAAGGCAGGAGAGCTAGACAAATCTAATCCAGAGAACGGCCCACACATTGTAGAAGCCGAATCAAACATCGATGTTCCTGAATCAGAGTTTTTGTCTTTCGTGGAAGGTCTAAAGAACGATATTGATATACCCATTCAAGTAATCCGCAACAAGATCAAGACGATTGAGAATGCGATTGATTGTGAAGAGATTACAAGGATCATTACTCAGCAAGTTCAAGATCTAATGGGTCTAGTTAAAGACATGCTAAAAGATGCGGGCACCCTAGGAGGCAAGGCTGATCTAACCAAGCTGCCTAGTGATCCTTTAAAGTTGATCTCTTGGGCTCGAAAGTTTGTTTCAAAGTATCTTGGCCCTAATCTAATGGCTGCATTAGACCTTGCATTAATTATTGCAGAGCTACTCAAGCTAGTGCAGGACATGATTATAGCAGCAACAGCAGCCGTAGAGAACATATTGTTGTGCGCTGCATCAGCATTAGATACTGCAATCGACACTGTGCTGGATGAGTTGACCGGTCTAGTAAAAGAGATCGCGCCAGGTCTTGATAAGGTGCTAACAAACATCGGTGATATTCAGAACGAGCTAGCAACTATCACTGGAAAGCCGGCAAGGTTCAATGTATCAGGCGGTATTGATGGCCTGGTAGAGTCTGCGACTACAGAAGCACGGGCAGCTTTTAATGCTGATATGAACGAGTACCTTGCTATTCCACTCGATCAAGATCCTAAGGCAGCAGACGATCTCGCAGCTGCGGCGAGCACTATGAACGAAGCATTAGGCCTGCCTCCTTTAGGATCTGCAGTACCAGGTATCGTAAACGTTGTTATTGATGGTGCTACCTTTACCTTTCAGAATGGCATTATGGTTCAAGCAACAGGTACTAACAGTGGTACAGGGACCGGTATATCAACTAACAGTCAAAATAGTTTGTCGAGTATGGATTCTTTTATCGGTACTGAGTGGGATGGTACTGTACCATCGCATGTTTATTTGATAGATGGACTCAGACCCTATACTGCATTCAGCATTGATATACCGCACAATGATATTGGTCCGTTTGGTGTTCCTGCAATGCCAACTGGCAATACCAAGCGGTGGCCTATTCCTACGGGCGGTAGAATACAAAGTGCTAAGTTCAACTTGCGTAATGATAGGGCAGGAGTAGGCGGCGGTAGATATGCGTTTGTGGGAGGTAGCGGTCATAATAATCATTGGTCATCATTCGCAGCAGGACCAACCCCCCTTGGTTTGATTTGCTGGTTCAGTGACACGCCAGGAGGTACCCCAAGAACCAATATGTACGGGGAGGGGATTGTTCATAACAT